ATCTAGAAGACGCACAGTCTACCCTAGATTCTAACCGTGTGGCGCAGTTCTTTAAGTCTTGGCAAGAGGCAAACGGTACCCCAAGTGTTGCTCAAACCAATCGGAAGGTTCCTTCTGATCAGTTGGAGAAGCAGGTATCGCCAGGGCGAGGTCGCGCAGGCACCAATACTATGCCATCCGAAGGCCAGACATACTCACCCGCCGACATCGAGCAGTTCTTTGATGCTGTCCGTAAGGGTAAGTACAAAGGTCGTGAAGAGGAACGTGGCCGAATAGAGCGTGACATTTTCGCTGCACAGCGAGAAGGTCGCATAGTCACTGCATAATTAAAAGGAGGCTAACATGGCTTTTGCAGTATCATCAGGTCGTCCGGACTACACGGGCAACTTTATTCCTGAGATCTGGTCAGGCAAGCTCATCGAGAATTTCTACGATGCGACTGTCCTGTCTGCGATCTCTAACACTGACTACGAAGGTGAAATTCGTAACATGGGTGACACGGTTAACATCCGTACCACTCCGGAGATCACCATTCAAACCTACGTTAAGGGCCAGACTCTTTCAGTCGAAAACCCTGACAAGGCTAAACTGCAGCTCGTAATCGACAAAGGCGAGTACTTCGCTTGCGTTGAAGACGATGTTGATCAGGTTCAGTCTGACATCGCATTGATGGATATGTGGTCTAAAGACGCTTCTGAGCGTATGAAGATCAAAATCGACGAGCGTGTCTTGACTGATCTACTACCAGATGTATCCGCAAATAACAAAGGCACAACAGCTGGCGCTATTTCTGGAAACATTGATTTGGGTGTAGCAGGTACCCCTGAAGCTCTTACAAAGACTAACGTCATTGATAAGATCGTGGATATGGGTACTGTTCTTGACGAAGCTAACTGTCCAGAAGGGGATCGCTTCCTTGTGATTCCTGCGAAGATGGCTGGCCTTATCAAGCAGTCTGACCTGAAAGACGCGTCTATTACTGGTGACAACCAGTCGCCACTGCGTAATGGCCGTTTGGGTATGATCGACAGATTTACCGTTTACGTTTCTCACAACCTAAAGAAAACTGCAGGCGGTGAGTTCAGCGTAATTGGTGGTCACAAGATGGGTTTTACATTTGCATCTCAGATGACAAACATGGAAACCATCCGGTCTGAAACAACTTTTGGCAACATCATTCGTGGCCTTCAAGTTTACGGCTATAAAGTCGTTAAGCCTGAAGCTCTTGCTACGATGATTGTTACTGTATAAGGAGGGCTTAGATCATGGCTACTTATAACGACGGTAAAGGTTACAACATGGGTACAGGTGCCGCACACGTTGCTGCAGGTATCAACAAAGTATCATCTGTAACTGTAGATCTAAACTTCGCTACTATCACTACTGAGAGAGCAGCAGCTGGTCTGACTGCACTTACAAGTGCTGATATTCTTGAAGTTATCAAAGTCCCAGCACAAACTTTGGTCACACATGTGGCTCTAGAAGTTACTACTGCTGAGGGCGGAACACTAACAGTTGACGTTGGTGACGGCGATAACCCAGATGGATACCTTGATGGTGTTAACGCTAATGCTACAGCAGCATATATTTCTGTAGCTGGAACTGACGCTTTTGAGCAAGGTAAGTTTTATACTGCTGCCGATACAATCGACATTGTGCTTAACAATGCCGCTGACGCAGCAGTTATGAAACTTACAGCTGTAATGGTTGACTGTTCATAACTTGGTTGGGGGGCTTCGGCCCCCCTCCCTACCTAGGAGGCGCATATGGCTAAGATTGATAAAAGCAAGATGGCTTGTAATAAACCTAAGCGTCAGGTCTCTGGAGGTAAAAAATTTGTTGTTAAGGCATGTCAGAACGGTAAAGAAAAGATAATTCGGTTCGGGGATGCCAATATGAAGATTAAAAAGAATCAACCTGGGCGGCGTAAGAATTTTCGTGCAAGACACGGTTGTGATAGTAGGCCACCCTCAAAGATGACCGCACGTTATTGGTCTTGTAAAAAGTGGTGATAGCATGGCAGCTCCTAAAGCAAAATCTAAAAAAGACGCCTGCTACTATAAAGTAAAGGCTCGCTACAAGGTTTGGCCCTCAGCTTATGCATCAGGGGCTTTGGCTAAATGCCGAAAGGTTGGAGCAGCAAACTGGGGTAATAAGAGTGGCCGTAAGAAAAAGTAAAAAGGGCGCATCGCTTCGAACGTGGTTTAGCCAAAACGACGGCAAAGGCTGGGTAGACTGCAAAACAGGTAAACCTTGTGGACGAAGTGGGTCAAAAAGTGATAGTAAGAGGGGGTATCCAGCGTGCCGTCCTACTATGGCGCAATGTAAAACTGCAGCGGCAAAGGCGGCAATGAGGAAGAAAAGCTCGTCTAGTCGCGTTAGCTGGAAAAAATAAGGAGACTAACATGACCAGATGGTTAAAAAACAAAGTTGACGGCGAGATCTACGAGTGGGATCCAATCTTAGCCGAAAACCCTAAGACAGAAGAAGTTACTGAGGAGCAAGCGTTTCCTGAGAAACATATCCCTAAGAAGCAACGTGGCAGACCTGCAAAGGTAAATTTAGCTACTGAAGAGCCGGAAGCACCTGATAACACTCCTGCAGAACTGGCTGAAGAAGCATCAAGAGGGCTACCTGAATGATTCTAAACGATGTAATCACTGAGGTTAGGCGTATCATACAAGATACCAACACACCGTTTCGCTACAGCGATGATGTATTGCTGGGGTTTGCTAATCAGGCTCTGAAGCGAATTGCTGTGTTGCGGCCTGATCTTTTTGCTTTCATCGGAGATATTACATGTACAGACGGCGAGGTTGTTCAATCTACGCCGTCTGATTCTATTCGTCTTATAGAAATATATTCTGTAAAAAACGGTAACGGAATTATCGAGACAAACCGTGAAGCGTTAGATCAAGCGTACCCTACATGGATGAACGACGTAGCAGGGCCAACTGTAAACTTTATGCGGCATGTTCGTAACCCCAATAAGTTTTTTATATACCCCAAGGCTCCTGCGGGGCAGATATTGGTGGGTGAATACGCGAAGACTCCACCTGACTATAGTGGTACTCAAACTGTAGAATTAATTCCTGATGCGTATTTTCCCGTAGTTATTGACGCTACAGTATTTATTGCAGAGTCGGTGGACAACGAACACGTTAACTCTAACCGAGCGCAGTTGTTTCAGCAGTCGTTTACTCAGGCACTTGGCGTTGCTGCTCAGAGCCGTGCGATTACTGATCCTGAACGTGGCGGGCTACAAGAGGAGGACGTTGTATAATGCCTAATAGAAAGTTTTCCGAATTAGTCACTAGACTCGCTCCAAGCGTCCCTGGCGCTCCTAACGTTGTTGTAGAGCAGTATGTGCGGGACGCGGCTATAGAGGCGTGTGAGCGCACTCTAGCATGGCGTCATGAGCAAGCCCCTATAAGACTTAATAAAGGCGGACATGACTATGCGTATGAACCACCAGATTACGCTGAGGTGCATGCGATTATTACCGCTACTGTAAACGGTAATAAACTGAAGTCCGTGTCTCTAGATCATTTACATGATTTATACCCTAAGTGGCCGTATGGAGCAGCTAATGAACAGGCTGAGCCTAGATATATTACAACCATTGATGTTGATAATTTTGCTGTAGCTCCCATTCCAGACGGTATCACTAACTATGACGTTCGTATGATAGTTGCTTGTAAGCCACTAAGAACAGCGGAGGAAATGGATAAAACTGTGCTTGATGATTTAGAGAATGTGATCATGCACGGTGCGCTACAACATCTTCTGGTGCTGCCCGAGCGAACATGGAGTGATAGAGAACTAGCTTCATACCATGCAAAACAGTTTGCATATAAATTATCAGAGCGTAGAGCCAGAGCTAACCTTGGTACAGGCAGAGGTTCTATGCGTGTACAAAATCAACGATTTGCGTGAGGTAAGCTATGGCGGATACAATTAGATTAGTAAAAGGTGATGCAAAACCCGTTGTTATACTTACGCTTACTGATGAGTCTACCGACAGTGCTTTAGATGTTTCCCCAGCGGGTACAACTGTATCTGTGCGTTTTCGTAAAGCTAATACCGACACGCTACTTAGCACAATTACTTGTAGTAACGTTACCAATGGTACAGATGGCAAAGTTCAGTTTGATTTTTCAGGTGGCGTATTAGATAGCGTAGATGCAGGACAGTACGAAGGTGAAGTAGTTGTTACTACCTCAGGCGCTGGTACACAGACAGTATATGAACTATTAAGTTTTAGAGTAAGGGATAACCTTACATGAAGATAGGTCTTAGCGTCAGTGTAGTATCTTTTAGTGCTTTTGCTGCGGTAAGTAATATATCTGTTACTGCGGAAGCAGCATACGTAGTTGCTGATGTTGCCGCAAAAACTATTATACTTGACAGTGCTGATCGACCTTTTGTCTTACCACAAACTAATTTAGCATCTGAATCTGTTACAGTTAGTGATGTTGGGGACGGAATTAATGTTGAAATAGATTTACAAAAAGATTTTGAAACTTTTAAGACTGACGGCCCAGATATAACTGACTCTGATCCTGTGTTTCTTGTTGAGCCTGACTTTAGTGATTCGGTAATAGTAACTGACGCGCAGCTTGTTGTAACGTTTGACGATGTAGCAGACTTTGACCCATCTACGCCAGCTGTGGATTTTGACCCTGTAAGTATTACAGAGGCTGACGCCAAAGATGTTACGGTTGCAGAGCTGGCCGATAACGACGATGTATCTGTAACCGAAGCTATCTCTAATCAACCTGATATACCTAAGTCTGATGCTGTTACAGCTACTGAAGTTAGTGTGCTAAATCCACAACTTGCTAAATCAGAGACGTTAACTGTAACTGACGCTGTTGATGATTTTGATGTAGATAAGGTATTGGCTGACTCAGTGTCTGTTACTGAGGCTATAGAGAATGAAGTAACTTTACCTCAGTCTGATTCTGTGTCTGCTGTGCAGTCAAATGTTAAAACGTTTACATCTAATGTAGACTTTGATCTTTCCGATGCTGACGTAGACCCAGACCCAGTTACAGCTACAGATGCTATTGATGATTTTGATTTCGATAAAGGCGTTACTGACACAGCGTCTATAACTGAGTCAGATGCCAAAAACGTTACAGTTGCAGAGTTGGCTGACAGCGATACAGCTTCTGTGGTAGAGTCTATTGCGCTTGATCCTGAAAGCGTTCTGACTGATTCCCTCACAGCCGTGGAAGGGATCAAGCTTAATCCTGACATACCAGTATCCGACACTGTATCTGCTACAGAAGCGCAAGTATTTGATATGCGGCCAGAACTTTCTGATACTGCAACTGCTACGGAAGCATAAATACTTTACTTACTCTTGGCGAGTCTAGCTATGTGTATCCAGATTTTGTTTCTGTTTCAGATGGTTATAGAGGTGGGTTTATAGAAGAACCTTACTCTTATACCATTTCTAGTGTAGAGTATTTTGTACCTTATACAGGTGTTATAGGATCAGCAGAAACACTCAATACTGTAATACTTAACGCTGACCGTGTAACAGCACCAGATACAAGTTCTTCTGGACTTGTTGTCAACTTTCATTATACTGATGTTGACGAAGATGACCGCGTTATGGGCGGATACATGTATAACCAAACGCCTCTGTGTGCCGGTAACAGCACGGTAGGCCAACGAGCAATCTTGTAAAGGAGCTAACCATGATCCAAGATTCTATCAAAATGACCGGTGAACTTCGTATCACGGTTACTAATCCTGAGGGTAACATTACTCAAGAAACTGTTATCCCAAACCTTGTAGTTACTGCGGGTAAAAACCTCATTGCTTCTCGGCTAAAAGACACAACTGATGGTGCTATGTCTCACATGGCTATTGGCACGGGCACAACTGCTGCGGCAGCTGGCAACACTGCGCTAGTCACTGAAGCAGGTCGTGTTGCCCTTACTTCTACTACGGTCACAAACAACGCAGTGGCATACGTTGCTACGTTTGGAGCAGGTACAGGCACCGGTGCAATCACCGAAGCAGGTCTGTTTAACGCTAGCTCTTCAGGCACAATGTTGTGCCGCACAGTGTTTTCTGTTATCAACAAAGGAGCAGCTGATACTCTAGGTATTACATGGACTGTCACTGTTAACTAAGGAATCGTAAGATGGGCTTGAAATTTGCTAACAATGCCTTCGGCACGCTAAGTGCTGGTATAACAAATTCAGCTACGAGTATCACCCTTTCTAGTGGGCAGGGTGCTCGTTTCCCTACTCTTGCCGTTGGTGACTATTTCTACGCAACGTTAATTGACACTAGCAATAACTTAGAGATTGTAAAAGTTACAGCTAGGTCTACTGATGTTTTGACTGCTACACGAGCGCAAGATAACACTACAGCTCGTGCATTTGCTATCGGAGATCGTATAGAGCTTCGTATTACAGCAGCTACGCTTGAAGAAGTAGTATCAGGGGCTACAGTTTTAACCGACCAAAGTCCTCAGTTGGGCGGCAATTTGGACTTAAATAGCCAAGACATCACAGGCACGGGTAACATAGATATTACCGGTGACATTGATGCTTCTAGCGAATTTAAGATAGGCGGCACAGTTTTAGCTGACAGTGATGGGATTCATGTACCTCAGCTATCATCTAACCCTTCTTCTCCTGTAGAAGGTCAGATGTATTACAATACAACCAATAAAGTTATCTATAATTGGGATGGCAGCCAGTGGCTACAAATGTCCAATAAGTTTACAGGCAGCGGCGGAGCTGAAAGCACTTCAGGTGGCTACAAATTTCACTTATTTACTACGTCTGGTACTTTTGTAGCTGATACAGCAGGTATAATTGACGTTCTTATTATAGCTGGCGGCGGCGGAGGCGGCGGCTGGGGCGGCGGAGGCGGAGCCGGTGGGCTCGTTGACGCTACTTCTGCGTCTATTAGTGCTGGCTCTTATTCGATTGTTGTAGGAGCTGGCGGTAGCGCCGGTTATTATGCGCCGCCATATGTAGCTGGCGG